CAGAGGCAGAATACACATTTGATGTGACATTACCCGATGGTGAAGATGTAAGAACAGTTCATTGTAAAAACGTAGAACACGTCAACGACCAAAGAAAAAGACGTAATGCTATATCAAAATATGCAGGGTTTCCACCACCAATGATTAAGTCTGGTGATGACCAAAAAGTTTTAGAAGATCTCTACAGAACATTAACAGTACAAGACCCACCAATAGGTACAACACCAAAAGAAAAATTACACGATCAACTTCATCAAAAGATAAACGGTGCAAGAGCACAGAACGATGTCAGCTTTAAGTCTGGTGGTGTGTTGATTGATGATGGCTTTGCTTATTTTAAATTTGCTAACTTCTATAACAAACTGAAGAATAGTGGATGGAAGTATCCGGAAGATAAAACGGGCGTAATGATACAGGAGTTTTATAAAGATTGCAATGTAGAATTTATTGAAGAGAAAAGATTTCCATCACAAAAGAAAGGTGAATACAATACACCAACAAAACATTTAATTAAAATATCTATAGAGAAGTTTCAAAGCGTAAAAATTTTACACAATAAAATTAATTACGATAAGGAGATCATATGATTAGAAAAATCTTGGGTCCTCCTGGCACAGGTAAAACTACAAAACTATTACACTATGTAAGAACACTGGTTAAGTTTGGTGTGCCATTACACCGAATAGGATATTTTGCTTTCACTAAAAAAGCTGCAGGCGAAGCAAAAGGCAGAATGTTAGACAAACACCCAGAGTTAGAAGATAAAGATTTACCATACTTTCAAACACTACATTCATTCGCATTTAATCTTTTAGGTATGAAAAGAAGTAACGTCATGCAGAACGAAGACTACGCAGCCATTGGTCGAGAAGTTGGTATTGAAGTATCTGTATTCTCAAACGGTGAGGACAGCACAGGTTTTGTTGATTCTAATAGTGAATACTTTAAATTAATATCTGCAGCTAAGATAAAAAATATATCTATTGAAGAAGAGTTTAACAGCAATATGTATTCTGAAGATCTAGACTTTGAGATTGTTAAGATTTTAAAATTAGAATTAGATAATAGAAAAGAAGCATTCAAACTAGTGGACTTCAACGACATGATACAAAAATTTATTGATCGTGCTGATGATCTTTGTCCAACGTTTGATGTTGTATTTATCGATGAAGCACAGGATTTATCACCCATACAATGGAAGATGTATGATGAACTTAAAAAGAAATCAAAACATATTGTCTTAGCTGGTGATGATGATCAAGCTATCTACGGTTGGGCTGGAGCCGACGTAGAGCGGTTTCAAAAAGAACCTGGTAGAGAAATTGTATTACCAAAATCCTATCGTGTTCCACAAAGCATACAATCTATAGCTAATAAAATATTAGACCGTATTCCTGACGAGAGACGAATACTAAAAACATGGCAACCGCGTAAGGAAACAGGGAACATATACCCTGAGTCTTATTCACTTCAAGAGATACCAGTGCAAGATGGCAACTGGTTAATATTAGCTAGAACAAATTACAGATTAATTAATCTAATGCCAGACCTACAGGCTATGGGCGTCTATTATGAATACAAAAACAAGAAAAGTTTTTCTGAAAAATTATATAAGACCATAATTAACTGGACACGATACGTGAAAGGTGAGGATCTAAACGAAGCAGAGATCAAAGATATTTTAGAATACACAGAATATCAAACTATAGAAGAGATAGATAAAGATTTAAAATGGTATGAGTTGTTACAATTAGATATGGATGACAGCTTATACATAAGAAAGATGTTAGAAAGAAAAGAACCATTAAGCAGTAAACCAAGAGTAAAGTTATCTACCATACACGCAGCCAAGGGTGGAGAAGCTGACAATGTTTTACTGGTATTAGATATGTCCAAACGTACTTTAGAATCATTACAAAGAAGCTTAGAGAAACAGGATGAAGAGCATAGAGTTTGGTATGTTGGAGTTACTCGAGCAAAACAAAATCTGTATTTCATTGCAGGAAAAAATAAGGAGAGAAGTTATGACATCGAAAGTTTGGGATAAGCAGCACGGAGGATCTCATTATCAAAAGTATAAAATTCAGCCGAGCAAGTTTGTGGTTGAGAATGAGTTGTTATACCCGGAAGGATGTGCTATCAAGTTCAGAAGACACTACCACAAAACCTCTACCACCAGGGTTCACATTAAAAAAGGATAACAATGAGAATACCTAAGTTTGAAGCACAAACAGAATGGAATATTCCAACTGAATTTCCAGATCTTAGACAGGTTGAAGAGATAGCCATCGACTTAGAAACTAAAGATCCAGACTTAAAAGAAAAAGGATCTGGATCTGTAATCGGTAATGGTGATGTTATTGGTATCGCTGTAGCCGCTAATGGTTACAAAGGATACTTCCCTATTGCACATGAAGGTGGTGGAAACATGGACCGTAAAAAAGTTTTAGAATGGCTCAAAGATATTTTAGAAGCGCCATCAACAAAAGTATTTCACAATGCCATGTATGATGTTTGTTGGTTAAGACAATTAGGTTTTAAAATAAATGGTGACATTGTTTGTACAATGATAGCTGCAGCCATCACAGATGAAAACAGATTTAGATATGATCTTAACAGTTTATCCTGGCACTATCTTGGCTATGGTAAGAACGAAGGTGGATTAGCTGAAGCTGCATCTGAGTGGGGCATCGATCCAAAGTCTGAGATGTATAAGCTACCATCTATGCACGTAGGATCTTATGCTGAACGTGATGCTGAAATTACATTAGGTTTATGGCAAGAGATGAAGAAAGAAATTATCCACCAAGATCTTGAAGATGTATTTGATTTAGAAACAGAACTATTTCCTTGTCTTGTAGACATGAAGTTTAAAGGTGTAAGAGTAGACATAGAGAAAGCACATCTTATGAAAAAACAATTAGTGCAAGAAGAAAGAGACTTACTTACAGCTATCGAAAAAGAAACAAATGTTAGGCCACAGATATGGGCTGCAAGATCTATTGCTGAAGTGTTTGATAATTTAAAGATACCGTATGAAAGAACACAAAAAACATCTGCACCTTCTTTTACTAAAAACTTTTTACAAGAACATGGACATCCTGTTGTAAAGATGATTGCAAAAGCAAGAGAGATTAATAAAGCTCACACAACTTTTATTGATTCAATACTAAAGTATCAGCACAAAGGTAGAATACATGCAGATATAAATCAATTAAGATCAGAGTTTGGTGGTACAATTACAGGCAGATTTAGTTATCAGAACCCTAACCTACAACAAATACCTGCAAGAAATAAAGATCTAGGTCCAAAGATTAGATCATTATTTATTCCAGAAGAAGGATGTAAATGGGGATGTTTTGATTACTCACAACAAGAACCAAGGCTCGTTGTACACTACGCATCACTATATAAACTACCGTCAGTCTATAATGTTGTTGATGCTTATCACAATAACAAAGACTCAGACTTTCACCAGACTGTGGCTGACATGGCACAGATCCCTAGAACACAAGCGAAGACAATTAATCTAGGATTATTCTACGGTATGGGTAAAGCTAAACTACAGGCAGAGTTAGGTGTAACAAAAGAAAAAGCTGCTGAACTATTTAATACGTATCATGGTCGAGTACCCTTTGTTAAACAACTTATGGAACGAGCATCTAATCGTGCACAGGACCGTGGTCAGATAAGAACTTTACTAGGTAGACTATGTAGATTCCATTTATGGGAGCCCAATCAATTCGGTATGCATAAAGCGTTGCCACACGAAGATGCACTCAGGGAACATGGACCGGGGATCAGGAGAGCATACACATACAAAGCTTTGAATAAACTTATACAAGGTTCAGCTGCAGACATGACAAAGAAAGCAATGTTAGAACTTTATAAAGAAGGAATTATACCGCACATACAAATACATGATGAGTTGGATCTTTCTATAAAAGATGATAAAGAGGCAGATAAGGTTATTGAAATTATGGAGAATGCTGTTACCTTAGAAGTTCCCAATAAGGTAGATTATGAACACGGAGAAACTTGGGGCGATATTTATGATTAGTTATGGCTTATTTAAATGCAAACATTCCGGTAACATATGCTCAAATAAGAAAGGAGTTTCTATATGATCTTAAAAGTCATCATGGCGAAGTTGAAGATTGTATTATCTTCGGCCTTAGTTCAATCACTGGTAAATCGATTTTGTTCCATGCGATTATGGAAAACGGTGCTGTCTTCTATAGGCTCCCGATTACTGCATTTATTCAAAGAGGCTTTAAAGAAAAAGATGTTCCTAGGCGTAGACTTGATGAGCTACAGCTTTGGAATTGTTTCAGTTATTATCCTTCTGTTCATTCTTGGGATATCCTAGACGGACAAGCTGGTAAATACATTGGCAAAGATAAAAAATGGCATCATGGACAGTATTTATTCACTGTTGACTTTGCCCATCCTGAAAGTAATATATTAGACACGGATCATTCAGAGATACCGCACGAGCATAAATGCGCTCACATCATAGCCCTCGATGATGGGAACTATGCAGCGCAACCTAACAATCGATGTATTTGGGACATACCTTCTTTCACAGTGAAAGATAACATCCCAGATTGGAAAGTGCAGACATCTGAATGGAACGTAGAGAACACGAGTAAATGGAAGACCGAAGATACGGACAACTTCTTTTACGAAATTGAGGAGAAGAAACATGATAACAGTTAAAATACATTGTGTTGATTGTGGACATGAGTTTCATAAAGCTTTATGTTCAGCCACAGCATGTGAGTGTTATTTTATGGAGGATGAAAACATGATTAAAAAAATTAAACAGAAGTTAAAAGCTATCTGGAATAGTATCGTGTCAAAATTCTGGCAGGACTAGTATGTTTCAAAGAAAGTGTAGTTTATTCTTTCACAAGTTAGCTTTAGCATGGTTGTCTTGTATGATTTTTATGGTGCAAGGCAACGTGCTACAGTTAACAGGTAAACACGCGTTGATTGCTACCAAAACAGGTGTAATCACTGGCGCTATCGTTGTGATTTTATCATACATACCTTACAAATTTCATTTCAAACTACCAGCTTTGATGTTTGTTGGTTGTTTTATTGCTGATTTACTAGCACATCCAACCCATTTTGGACCATGGTGGGGTGAAGCTGCAGCTACAGCCACACTTGCTGCTGTATTTTCTTATGTTATAACATTATCACCAGCAGGTAAAAAATTGGAGGAATATTTAAATGGCGCTTAAAATCGGAGAGGACCAAGCCGTACAGATGCCGATGAAAACGGTCATCAGTTTGATCGTAATCGTCGCCTTGGGCACGATGGGCTATTTTCAGATTGTAGAGCGTCTCAATGTTGCTGACACTAAAATTCAGATCATGGAGAAAGATTTGGAAG